CAGCAGGCAGTTCTGGTCCGGCGGCGCGGACGCCGACCCTACGGTGACGAGGCCCCCGGTGAGACGCCGGATGTTGAACCCGTTCCCGGCCGGGCACATCAGCGACCCGAAAATGGTGTCCACGCCGATCGCCGTCGCGGACAGGTATGTGGCGCGGTAACGGGACATCAGTCGCCTGCTTTCATCGGTAGATCAATGCACGAGAGTGGTCAGCGTCACCAGGAACAGGCCGAACGCGATCAGCGGCAGCACGAGGCGGTGCAGCGGCTGAACGAAATAGGCGATGATCGCGGCGATCAGGAACACCAGGCAGCCGAGCAGGTCCAGCCAGCCGTCAATGCCGGACACGGTGAACTGCATGACACGCCTCCTAGATCACTTTGCCGAGCATGACGGGTTTCACATGACCCACCTGGACACCGGTGTGGACGTGGACCGGGATCCCGGCCGCCCCGGCACGCAGGCAGAACGTCATGTCTTCGCCCATCAGCGACAGGGGCGCCCCGATCGCTGATTCGCGGAACCACGGCGCCGCGGGGTCTTTGCTGAACGCGGCCACCGTCTCGAGCGCGCCGCGGTGCATGAGCAGGAACCCGGTCCCGGTCGCGGACACTTGCACACACGTGTCGTCGGGCCACGTTTCGCGGTGCGTGAACGCGAGCTCCCCGGTGGGTTTCTGCGTCATCTCATACAGGGTCGGCCGGGTTTCACCCGCCGCCGGGGAATAGCACAGGGCGCCGAGGAGGGGTCGCGTCACAGGATCGGCGGCGGCGATGAGACGGCTGAGAGCGTCCCCGGCGAACACCATGTCCGTGTCCGCCATCAGCAGCCACGGCGCCGAGTAGCGGCGCAGGAACTCGTCCACGATCAGGTTCCGTGGCGTGGAAATGTTCGGCCCGGACGCGTAGGTCAGGACCGTGTCCAGCGGCGTGCCGCCTTCCATCACCGTCGCCAGCAGCGACGCGCAGAACTCGGCGCGGACCTGGCCGCCGTGGACGTAGCCGATAACGGCGTGGTCAGCCACCGGGCGCGACGTCGCCGGGCCAGTCTTCGCCGCCGCCACCGGCGTACCCGGCGGTGATGGTGAAGTCGCCGTACCCCTGCGGCGACTGGATCAGCCGCTCTGTCGCCGCCTGCCGCGGCCCCTGCGGGTACAGGACCCCGGAACCGGCCACGGCGTTCGCCGCGTTGAACGTGGCAGCCAGGTCAGCCTGGGGGGCCTGAATGTCGTACGGCGCCGGGCCCTGGCCGTGTGGCGTCACCGCCGCGAAATCGGACGGGCTCGACGGCGAATCGGCTGGCGTGATCATCGTTGCTGCCTCTTCTCAGTAGTCGCGGGGCGGGTCGTAGTAGTGGCCTGCCGGGTCCGTGGCACCCAGCGACCCCACACCCGGGTCCAGCGGCGCGGGCGGGAACGTCATCGCATCCCCGATCCGGCTGCCCTGACCGTAGGTGTCGCTCGCGAGCTCAGTCTGGCGGGCCATCGCCGCCGCGACCGCACCATCGACGGTCGGCGAAATCTTGTCCTGCCCGCCAGCGTCATTGTCGCCGTGGACCTGGACGTGGACCTCCGGCCCGGCCGCGTACGGCGCCTGAATATCCCACGACGACGCGGGCATCTGCGCGGGTGGTTCCGGGGCACTGTCAGCTGGTGTGATCATCACGCCCTCGCCTGCAAGTAAAGCTTCGTTTTCGTCGCGTCAGCGACGGTCTGAACGATCCGGAACCGCAGGTACGGGCCGAGGACGTTAAACGCCGCGACCGCACCCGCCGGGATCGTCACCGGCGTGAAATCGGCGTCCGCGGTGCTGCCGTCCGTGCCGTACTCGACGGTGACGACCGTGGTGCCACCGGCCACGGCCAGCCAGCCCACGATCTGCGTGAACCCGGACGTTTCCACCCACGGCCCCACCACCGGCGACGCGGCCTGCGTGACCGGGGTCAGGTACTCAGCAACCCGGTAGCCGTTACTGACCGGCATCTGCCGCCGCCTTCCCCCGGCCCGTCTTCGCCTTCGCCGGTGCCGTGTCCTCGTCGCCGAGGTCAAGCGGTTTGAACAGCAGCCCCGACCCTGCCTGATCCCGTTTCACGAGTTCGTGGCTGTCGGACAGCACTTCACCTTTCGACACCCGCAGCATCGTGCCGTTCTTCAGTTCGGCCACGAACGTGTCCTGCGCCTGCATCGCCACCGGGGCGCTCCCTACGTGTTCGGGTACGCCACCAGGTAGGCGGCGAGTTGCGGGCTGATCTGCGTCCCGGCCACCAGCGCCGTCGTCGACCAGAACGACGCCGGGGATTCCAGGAACGCCTGCGACGTCACCGAATCCCGCGACGCGCCCTGAATGACGACCTCTTCAGACCCGGTCACCGAGTTGTGGAACGTGAACTGCTGCAACGCGAACCTGGCCGCCATCGCCGTTTCTCCTTCTTAGCCCCGTGACCGGCCGCGGCAACCCCGCGCCACCGCAGCCGGTCACAGGATCAGCGGAAGTTACAGGCCCTTCATCACACGGAACGCGTTCACCGTGCTGAGCTGGGCGCCGACCCTCCAGAACATGAACCACCCAGCCTGGCCACCGGGCAGAATCCCGCCGGTGCCCTTGACGAGGGGTTCGTAGATCATCGACACGCCGACGCGGTCAACGATGATGTACTGCCCGAAGTCCCCGAAGATCGCCTCGAGGGAACCGACCGACTTGGTTGCCGACATGGTCGTCGACTCGTAGATCGGCGCGCCGAGCAGCGTCTCCGGCTGGCCCTTGCCCAGGTTGGTCCAGAAGCTGGAACCACCCGCGGTGTCCAGTTGCCGGAACGAGTTGATGATCGCCACGTTCGCGACCCACGCACACCCCGGCGCGTTCCGGAACCGCGGCGGCAGGGCACCCTGCACCGCGTACACGTCGCCGACCGCGATAACCAGGGTCGTGCCCGTGGTCACCACCGTCGTCGCGCCGTTCACCGCACCCTGCGGCTGCCCCGAACCGGACCCGGTCGCGAACGCTGCCTCTTCGAGACGGTCCTTCGCGTCAGCCAGCAGACACGGAAGCTGCTGCCCGAAATCGGTGTCCTCGAGGACTTCGTACGAACCGAACACCCACGCCGCGGCCTTGCCCGGGGTGACGACGATGTTCGCGACGGTTGGCGTGTTGTCGGTGACGATCGTGCCTTCAGCGAGCCACGCCGCGTTCACACCAGCCGAGTTGACGCCGTTCCACGTGTTCGACGTGGTCTGCTTCACATTGCTGATGCGCCGCCACGGGTTCGCGCTCGAGGCGTTGGTGAGGATGATCGTCGGGTCCAGCACGAACGGCAGCAGATACCCGCCGTTCGCGAGGGTCAGCGACAGGGCCGCACGCGACGCCTGCCCCTGCGGGTCCTCAAGGTAGTCCCGGAACGCCTGCTGGTACTCATCCCCGCCGGTGAGGAGCACATGCCGGGCGATGTTCGACTGGCCGAAGAACTGATCCTGCGTCTTGCGGGTGACCTCTTCGGCGAAGTCGTGGGCCAGGTTGCCCCGCTTCACCTCGAGTTCCACCGCGTCCAGGGCCCGTTCGCGGAGTTCGCCGCGGGTGATGACCAGCGACCGCACGGCCTCATTGTTGTCGTACGGGTCACGCTGGCGGCTGACCACCAGTTCCGGCGTGGTGCTCCCGTAGCGGCCGTTCCCGTTCCCGGCCGGGCCTTCGAGGTTGGCCGGATCGTCGGCGGCGCGGGTGATGCCACGCACCCGTTCCATCCGCTCGATAATCGGCTTGCACTCGCCGTCCAGTTGCTCCCAGCGTTCCACCAGGGTGTCACGCAGGTCGCCGTCGTTTTCCTCGGTGGTCTCCTCGGAATCTTCCATCCGCTGGAGCTCGGCCTTGATACGGGCCATCTCGTCCAGCTTGTCCTTCAGCGCGGTCATGTCCGCGCCTCCTTCGGTCTGGTTACCAGACCAGCCCGATCCGTTCGCGGATCTCCTTCGACCGGAGCGCGTACAGGGCGTGCTGGTGATACCGGGCCGAGTGATCCTCACCCTCAACGGGTGTGAGCGGGTCGCCGGTGGCGAGTTCCCCATCCGGGGGAAGTGCCGGGTCATACTCGCCGAACTCGTCCGGGCCCGGGACAAACGTCCCCGGGGTGGACATGCGGACACCGAGAATCTCAGCACCCGAGTATGCGGGCCACAGCACCGGGCCGTACTCACGCAGGCCCAGTTCGGTGCGGTGGACAGTGCGCAGGTTCCCCGCGCTGTCAGGCCGGTACCGGTCACCGCGGCGCAACTGCGGATCCGACCGCATGATCCGGCCCGTGAACGACTGTGACGTGATCGACCCGGACCGGATGTTCTCGAGCACCTAATCCGCCAGCGGCGTCTCGGAATACCGGGTGCGGGTCAGCAGCCCACGGGCCTCCGCGCGGATCTCGACGGGCACACCGATCGGCATGGAGAACCGGTCCGACGCCGCGCCGGACAGGTCCCGGCCGTGGTTCCACAGCACCTTCACCGACCCCGGGAAACCGCCCCGTGCCCGCGACGCGTGGTCGATAGCCCGGTTGAACGCGGACGGGTCGATCACCTCGACGTAGTGACCTTCGTGGTCCTGGATTTCGGCGGGCTCACCGAACACCGCCGCGTACGCCTCGACGGTGCGGCCGTCACCACCGTCCGCGGAGCGGAGGATGTGAATGTCCTCGAGCGGGTACAGGCGCATGAACTCCGCGCGGGACGCGCCCGCTGGCTCGCTGACTTCGTGCCCGTGCTTCGCCATAGCTGACCTGATCCGTCCCTTGATGGCCGAGAGTTGTTCGGCGGTGTACTGAGCCGCGTTTTTGGCCTGGTTGATGTACGACCAGGCCGCTTCCACCTTGTCTGCGGACAGCGGATACCGCTTGACGCCGGGTTTCCCGGACTTGCTGGCCTGGTTGCCGTCAGCGTCGAGATAGCCGGGGTCGGCGTAGGGGACATCGCCGTATGGTGCCTTCGTGTCCGCCATCGCTGCCCTTCCTGCGTGCTGCGCGTACCACTTGCCAGTGGCCGCGTGATGGGCCAGGTTGCAGTAACCCTTCGGGTCACGGATGTACTTGCCGAGCTCGGTGACACACCGGTCAAACGACCCTGGCGCTTCCCACTGGATCTTCGCCGCGCCCTCGCCGTGGACCCAGTCGGCGTGGAGCCGTTCCGTGCCGCGCGGGTTGGTGACCGCGCCAGCTACACGGACGGCACCGGTCTCATCCATGACCGTTCAGCGCCCGCCGCGCCGACGTCGGCCGCGGGTTCGGCCGCGAACCGTCACCACCATCACCCGCCGACGCCGGACCCACCGCCAGCCGCGGCATCGTCGGCGGCAACGGATCCGCCGTCACACCCGGCTGCGCCTGCGGCAAAAGATGCTGCACCTGCGGCCCGCTTGACGGCGTCCCCACGCCGCCTGCCTTCAGTTGCGACAGGTCCATCGCATCCACGGCCGCGATCGCCGACTCGTGGGTGTACCCGGCCTGCACCAGCGCCAGGAGCGCCTGCGCCCGCACCAAAGCAGCCTGGCCACGTTCCATCTCCCCGTCCTGCAACGCGGCGATATCGGCCGTGTCGAACCACAACCGGTTCCCCGCCGGGACGTCCAGCACCTGCGACAGGGCCCCGCAAATCGACCGCCACTGCGGCCGCGCCCACACGTTCGCGAACTTCTGCATGCTTTCCTGGTAGCCGCGGCCCGCCCCGCGCAACCGCTCGAGGCCCACCAGCACACCCGGGACGCCAGCTGCGGCCAGGATCCGTTCCGTACCCACCGCCGCCACGTTGCTGAAATCCATCTGCGACAGGCTGTTGCCGATCACGGTCGCGTCCGCGCCCTGATCCAGCACCAGCGTTTTGAACGCGTTATCCACACCGCCGTACCGGGCTGTGACCCGCTCCCGGATGCCGTCGATCGTGCCCGGCGACAGTTTCTGCGCGTACTTGATCAGCAGATTCGGGCTGGCGTTGTTCTGCAAATAGCGGATCTTGTACTGGGTCAGGCCATCGTCCCCGGCGACGTCCCGGTAAATCGGCGTCAGCCACGACATGCCCCGGAAATCCGCCGCCGGATCCGGGATCGGTGCCCAGTGCACAACCTCATCCGCCGGGTAAAACTGACCCCGGCCCTGATTAAGAACCGACTTCGGCGGTTCCCACCAGTACCCGATCTTCCGCCGGTACGACCCGCCACCCGCCACCGGAACGAGCTCGGACACGATCGTCGTCCAGTCCGGCCGCAGACGCACCATCCGGTTCTCACCCGGCGCATCCCACGTGAACGAGTTCCCCGCCAGCGACGCATCCTGCTCAGCACGGGCCAGCAGATCACCCGTCGTCGTGTTCGGGCCGAACGGTTCCTCCAGCTTCGCCAGGCCCGTGTTCCCGAACAGATGATTGTCGTCTTTGGCCTGGAACTGGAACCTGGCCTCACTGAACAACGCCATCCGGACGAGGATCGCTGAGAACACGATCGACGACGACGAGTTCGCCTGCTGCGCAAACGCCGCGAGTTGCGGCATCACCGGTTCCCGGTCCGGCCCGGCATACGACGTCGTCAGCACCGCCGCGCCGGACGCCATGCCTTCCCAGTAACCCGCCCGGTGGATCAGCCGGTCAATCAGCCGCGTCACCGGCTGATCTCCTGCTCTCCTAGCTCAGCTTCCAGGCTCATGCCGTTATCCAGGATCAGCACCTGCACATCTGCAGGCAGCGGAAGCAACGCCCGCAACCTCTCCCGGATCTGTTGTGCCGCCGCTGCGGAGAGACGTTCCTTGGCACGGACGATCAGCCGGTCGCCTGGCTTCAGGTCATCCGGGCTGAAGTTCAGCCGTTCAATTTCCAGCCTCACGACGCGCGGGCCCGTTCCAGCACCTGCGCCAGCGTCGGCACCTCATGCACCTGAGGCGCCACGGCCCGGCCGTCATCACGCAGCAACGCCCACACACCCACCGCCACCGAATCAGCGATCAGGCACACACCCAGCGCCCACACGCCGATCAGCGCACCACCGCCCAGCACACCAGCCAACGCCAGGCACAGCAGCACAACCGACAGGCGCATGAAGGAACTCCAATTACTACAAATATTTGTAATGATCTTGGACTTAGATGACCCACGCGCCGGGCTGGGCGAGTTCCTCCCACCGCGCGAACGCCCACACCGCGAACGTCGCCGCCGTCAACGGCGACTGATCCACACCCACCCGCCGTTCCCACGCCTGCGCACCCGCCAAAGGACGCTGCTGCGCCGCCCGCACCGCCGCAGTCAACGGCGGCTGATCCAGATGCGCCAGGCCACCGTCGTTCACCAGGTCAAGAAACTCGCCGTGAGCCACGGCCACGTCTGCGGTCGACGGCGCCGTGACCATGATCCCGGCCTCCGCTAGCGGTTTCAGCAACGTCCCGGCCTGCGACCGGCCATCCACCACCACCGCCACCGGGTCATGACGGCGCCACAGTTCACCTAGCCGCCGCACCGCACCCCGCGGATGCGCGTACCACACCAGGTCCACCAGCACCCGCGACCCGTCGACCTCACGGCCAGCGGCCACGATCGCACAGTTCTTCCGGTCCTCAGAAATCTCACACCCGAACGCGACCTCGCCGCTCACAACCGGGCACCAGCCGCCGAACACGCCGCCCACGCGTCAGCGCGGATCACATCCCACCGGCCACCATCACCCGCCGGGTAATACCCAATCGACAGACGCTCACGCTCAAACGCCTCCGGGCCCAAAGCCGACATCTCACGCTCGATATAGTCCGGCGCGATCCGGATCCCCATCCCCGGATTCGCCTGCGCCCACGCCGACCGGTCCGCCAGGTCACACCCATCCTCAGCTGACCACTCCAGAAACGCCAGCGACCCGTCCCCGCCGCCCACGCCACGTGACCGCACCCGCCCCAACTGAACCGAATCCGGGTTCCCTGCCGTTGACGTGTACCAAACCTGCGGATCCGGCCGGGCCGACAGAGTCGGCAGCAACGCCGCCATCTCCTGGTCACCCAGCTTGTAAGCCTCGTCCAGGATCACCAGATCCGATGTGAACCCGCGCCCGGAACCGCTCGAGCGGGCCACGAACCGGAGCCGCTTACCGTCCTTCAGTTCCACCGCCTCAGCACCCGCCGCCGTCCGGATCCGCGACACTTGCCGGTCAAACTCCGGCCGGTCCTCAATCAGCGCCCGGATCCGCAAAAACGCCTCCGCCGCCGTCTTGAACTCATGCGCCGAATGCAAGATCAGCCGCACATCCGGAAACAAGAACAACGCCGCCAGTTCCAGCGCCTCCAGCACCGTGCCCTTGCCGTTCTGGCGGGCCACGATCAAAGCCACCTCAAACGCAGCCCACCGCGGCCCCCGCCGCCGCAAACCCGCCTCCAAAACCAGCCGCTGCCACGGATCCAGCTCCAGACCCGCCACACCCGCCAGCGCTACCGCATTCCGCCCCGAATCATCCCGGTCAAACGGAGGCAGCGAACACAACCGCGGAACCTGATCACCCCGCAGCGTCACGCCTCGCGGCGAGCTCATCAGCGCGGATGTCGTCAACCCGGGTCCTCTCCGGCCGGTCAGCAGCCGCCACCGCCCGCAAATCAATCAGCAACTGACGCAACTGCCCCGCAGCAGCCGCAGCGGCCACAGCACCACGCGCCGTGTCAATCTGCCGCGCCAGCGACACGGACAGCGCCGCCGACCCATCCGAAGCCACCGAACAGCCCAGCGAACGCAGTTCAGCCCGCACAGCGCGTTCAACGTTCCCAGCACGCGGGGAGGTCACGGATGGACACCCTCCAAGCCCTAGTTACAGACCGTAAAAAAACTTCAAGGCTGCGGAGTGAGCAGCGGACCATGATCATCAAAGCCAATTCGATGGCCGTCTATCTTTGCAGGTCAACCACCCTGGATGGTCGTTCAGTTGTGGGGTGGTGGTGATGACCATGGCGGTGGTCAAGGGTGGTAGATCAGTGGATGGTCACTGTGTGTGCATGGTGTCCATCGTCTGCCATTGCCACCATCCAATGGCGGATGGTCACCACTCCCGTGCCTGACGCACTGTGCTTGCCATGAATGCGTCTGCATCCTCGCGTGTCACGCCGTTCCGCAATCGCAGGTTGTTCGCCTGCAGTCTGGCTAGTTGGCATGCGCGTGCTGGGCATACTTCTCGAGGGGTAGATGTGTTCTTCGCCACGCCTGGTTCGCCGCAGTATCTGCAG